CTAATTCAACTCCGTATTTACTATTAAAATTATCTACATCTGATTGCGTAGCAATTTCAGCAAAGTCTGCTAACGCTTCATAGCTTGTAGCTAAAAGATTTACGATGTCATCAGTTATTTCTTTTGGTAATCTAGCTCTTAATTCATCATAACTTATTTGTGTAGGTTGAGGATTTGTTACTGTCTCTGTTTCTTGCACATTAACATCTGTTATTCCAGCTGGTGTAGCTGTCATTAAATTCATATCTTCTGTAACTGATCCGCCTTCAGCTAATCCTGCATCAAAATCACCTACTAATCTTAATAAGTATTCTACAACTGCTTCGTTAATTTCTTCTAAAGTTGCATCATCACCTAAACTATCTGTAACTGTTTCAGTAACTGCTACAATTGTTTGAGGATTTAAAATTCTAAATTTAGAAGCTTTGTTACCACCTCTAGCTATATCTAATTTAACTTCATCTCTTTTAGCATTAAGTGTTGCTATCTCTGTTTCATCTTTTGCAGAAGCAATTTTTTTGTCATAAAATTTATCGACTACATCTAATTGAACTTCTGTAGCTGTTTTCTTATCAGCTTTAGCCATTCCTACTTTGTAATCTAAACCCGCACCTGTGAGAGATGTTGCAAGATCTTCTCTAGATCTTCCTCGTGTATCCATAGAACCCGCTATGTCTGTACCTAATTTTGCTAAAGGTCCTGATGCTGTAGCAAGCGCTCCTGAAATTCCACCACCTTCTGATGGTCTTCCTAATATATCTAAACCAGCACTAGCTATTCTTAAATAATCACTTGTACTTAATCCTCTTTGTTCTGGAATACCTCTTAAAATTTCTTCTCTCATACTTAATACTTCTTCACCAATTCCTGCATAACCACCTGGACCATCTACCAATCCTCTTTTATTTGGCATACCACCATTAGCCAAACCAGAAGCGATCCCCGTTCCGTAGCTTGATGCTCGGCCTCCTCTAAACATTGGTCTTCTTAAAATTCTACTCATTATCTTGGCCCAAACATTCCTCTGGCTGCTCCCAGTAATCCAGTTGCACCAATACCTAATCCTAATAACTGTTGAGTTGTGCTAGGAGGAGGTGTTGATTGAACTTGTGTTGCTGCAGGGAAACCACCAATTACTGATGCAAGCTGCGGACCAATTAATCCTAGTCTTGTGTAATCAGCAAATGCTGTTTCTCTAGCTGCTTCTTGATCTGCTGCTAATTGAGCTTGACCAAGTTGTCTTTGTTGTCCACCGATTTGGCTTTGATACTGACCCAAACCTTGTTGCTGTTGTAATTGTGAAGCTGCTTGTTGTTGTGCTTGTTGAAATCCTTGTTGTCTTAATTGTGATTCTAATAATGCTCTTTGTGTTGCAGCGTCAGCTTGAAATACTCCTTCAGCTGCAGCCATTCTACTACCACCAAAAGCTCCTGCTCCTGCTGCTTGTTGTCTTAATGCATTTAATCCACTTGCTTGCTCTCTTTGTAAAGCTGCAAGCGAAGCATCAATTACTTCTTGTTGGTAAGGACTTTGAAATTGTTGATAAGCTTGTGGTCCTACTAAAGAATCTAAACCTGCTGCGGCTGTTGCTGCTTGTTGTTCTAAAGCTGATTGACCTTCTACAAATTGTCTACCTGTATAAGTTGATGTAGGTAACGCTGTACCTAATAATTTTAAACCTTCGTTAGTTACGCCTAGACCGGCTGCTTCTACAAAGGGTTCTCTATACTGCCTAGTTTCTGTTATTGCCATTATACTTTTGCCTCCAAGTTATGCATTAAATCATACATACGTTTTGCGCCTTGGTTAACACTTCCGCCACCTGCAGCTCTAACTGCATCGGCTGTCATTACAAATTCGTTCTTGCTTAATCTTGCAGGAACATCATCTGCTTTTTCTTTTGTTCCTTCAGGTATAAATCCTCCACCTCTCATATCCTTATCCATGCCAGTATTCAATAAATTTCTGTTCATTAAACCACCGGCTTCCATTCTTCTAGCATGATGTGCTATGCCACCCATAGCTGCATCCATCATATCAGGTTTGTTAGGTAATACTTGAGGCATTTTTTCTTCAAATAGTCTGTCTTCGTCAAATTCAGGAAACGATCGTGGTCCTGGCTCTTCATCGCCTGTATCTTCGGGCTCACCTTTTTTTCTTCTTTTTACTTTACCACCATCTTTAAATGGATCATGACCAATCGCATTATAATATGCATCACTATCATAAGCAATGTCTCCTGCTTGCTCATAGCTATAACCTAAAGACATTAAATGTTCTAAACGGTCTTGATACCATTGAGGTCCCGCTGTTTGACCTTTAATTTCTTCCATTTGATCTCTTGGTGTTGAATCCATTGAACCACCTTTAGCCATACCTGCTCTTTCTCTAGCCATAAACTGTGAAAAAGACATTGGCTCTAATCCCATTTCTTCCATTTCAAAAACATATTGTTCATACATTTCTTCTATATCTGTTTTATATCCTGATGCCATTTGCATGATACCTTGTTCTTTACGTCCTTGAAGTAATTCTAAAAATTCATTAAACTCCATATCCATTGGAATTAAACCTCTTTTTCTGTAATCTTGGAACATTTCAAAACTTTCAGCCATTGCATCATCAAAACCATAAGATGCTTGTTCACCATACTCAATGCCTTGATCTTTCATGAAATCCATAATACCTAAATCATCTGTTTCTTCTTCTATTTCTATTTCACCCCCTCTAGCAAAACCCATTCTCATAGGTTCACGAGTCTGTAATAGTGATCTTCCAAAAGCTGCGTCTACACCTGATAATGCTTGGCTTATCATTTCAGAATAATTAGGATCTGCTGATCTTGTTAAATAAACTTTTTCTTCTTCTTCTTCCAGATCTTTAGGTTCCTCGTCTTTGCCGTTACTTCGAATTAAAGGTTGAGCTTCTTTTCTTGAATATCTATTGTTTTTTTCCATAGATTTCATAAAACCTTTTAGACCTTTGGGAGCTTTTGTTCTTTTTTTAAATTTTTCTATTAATTCTATAAGTCCACCCTTTTCGTATCCATATCTATCTAACATTGAATTTATCTCATCTGGTTCGTAAGCTCCTGTATTTATATAAATATTATAAATAGCACTTCTTCTGTCTGCTTTACTTTTCATACCTTGTGATAATAAACTTTGATTGTATTTATCTATTTCTGCTTGATTAAGTTCTGCAAATCTAGCAGCTGAATCTATTGCTGTTTGTGTACCAATTGTTTTTAATGCACCCGCTGCTTTAATTCCTTCAGATGCTCTAGATAATGCACCTGCTGTTTTTGCAGCTGTGTCTCCTATTTGAACAAAACTATCTGAATCAGCTATAAGATTAGGATCTATTCTTCCTGCTACATTTCCTAAACCTTCAGCTAAAAGATCTGGTGCACCAGCTAATGCTGCTGTTCTTAAAATGTTTGCATCTTCATCAGTGGCTGCTGCTGTAGCTCCTGCAATTAAACCTTTTGAAATAGCATTTCTTAAACCTGCGTTTCCAATACCACTTAAAAAAGTGTTGGAGCCAGCCATTTGTGGACCACCATAAAACGCTGCTATATAAGGTAATGCTGGCCTAATTTCTTTAGGTATAATTTTTTTGGCTATCTTACGAACTGGTCTGAATACTTTTTTTAAAAATCCCATAATATTTAATGTGTTATTTAAGTGAAATGCAAGTTGGCTAGCCTTGATATAGCCAGTAATCTTATATTTTACTTGTTTTTATGCCTCCCGTCAATCAATTATAATTTTGTTTCATTACCCAAAGGAACGTGTTCTACAATGATTTTTACGTCTCTTCGGATGTCTTCTGCTTTAGTAGCAGTATCTTTATTTTGTACGTCTGCCAACGCTTCTGCGTCGGAGAAATACTCTTGTCCTGTTTTTATGTTAGTTAAAGTAACCTCTGTTTCTGGTGTTAAAACTGGGGTTCTACTACCATTAATCATTTCATATCTTATACTAGCTTTTTGTTCTGTAAACGGCATTATCTATCCTCTCTGTTCATTTCTAATATAGATGCAACTACATCAACTGCACCACTTGTACATTCAACCTTTAATACTTCACTTTCTTCCATAACTAAAGGTTCTGTTAATACTTGTTCTGTTTGATTAGCGGATAAATCTACATCGTTATCAACTACAAAACTAGTGCCTCCCGCATTAACTAAAGTAACTTTAACAACTGCTGCGCCACCTGCATCTTCTGCTACGTTAAGTGATTTAACAATAGAACGTGAATTTGCTGGCACTGTATAAAGCACAGTTAGTGCTGTTGTTGTTAAACTTACTTTTTCATTTTTATAAATATTAGCCATAGAACCACGTAAACCTTTCTTGATTTTCTTTTTGCTCTGTTAAAAATGTAGAGTTTAATTGTTCTACAATTAATGCAATAGATCTGTTAATTTGTCTTTGGTTATCTACTTCGTATTCTTCTTTAGGTTCTGGTATTCTTACATTTACTTTAGGCATTATCTTCTCCCGTCTGGTTGTAGGTCAGCTTGAAACGTTCCAAATCTCCACGCTTCACCTGATCCTGTGTTTTCTATTTTAACCGCAGCATATCTACCACGAGCTCTTGTATCTACTTTAGTCGTAGTAGAACTAATTGTAAAGGGACTTAAAGTAGTATTAGTATTAGGGTCTGCTGGATAATCAGCTACTGAAACTGTAACATTTGCATTTCCTGTTAAAACTTTAAAGTTTGGTAAAAATCTACGCATAGCTAAAAAGTATTCAGCTGCGCCTTGATCTGTCTGTAAAGAAAAATCATAAGATTGTATAAAAGAAGTTAATGCTGTAGTTGACCCATCAGGATTAATTTGATCGGTCCCCGTTTCGTGTTCGAATAGTGTGCTGTTACCTAAACCTGATAATCCAACAACTGCAGGAAAAGTTCCTGACCCGCTAGAATTGTATGAAGTAGCGTATGGTAATGGATAAACTAATGAATCAATCCAAGTAGTTCTAATAGCATTAGTATTAGTTCCTGTGTACCAATTCCCCATTGGCACTTTCATATTAGCATCTCCATAGTTATAACTTACATATCTATTATTAAAATTAGAACTAGATGTTGGGTACCACCACGTTACTTCGGTAAATAAATTATTAAGACCAGCACATACTTGTTGACCTTTCGTTGTATCAATATCATCAAATACATAATCTTCTACAGAACAAGCTAATGTTTTAACTGTACCATCAAAACCAAAGAAACCATTGTTACTCATCCAGTATGCAACACCATCTATTTCTGTAACTGCGTTCTTACCAATTAATCCACAGTTAGTACCTACTTGTTCAAAACCAAATGTAAAGGGAGCTCCAACAAATTTCATTGTATACAAAGCATTGTCAGTCCAAATAAG